CCCACCAAATCCACGGGGTATTGACTGCCGTTTCAATGAAGTGGGCGATGTGACAGAAGGCGTGTTTGGAAGCCAGAGTGACGTTATTGCTTTTAGGAGTCGCTGAATGCCAATTACTGATCAATGGCACGAGTCCGTGACTGCCTCACTTGGAGGAAAGGAACGTGTCGGGAAAGGGATTTATCCAAACCCATGGCCTGATAAAATGCATGAGTACGTTCGCAGACGGGCCAATGGATCAACTATATTCTTAATCGGTGAAAGGATTTTGGACCTGACGGAGCCAAGGTACATAACCACAACTGAAACCAGCGAGTTGATGGAAAAACTGATCACCATGATCGGAGCCAAGCGAATCCTGGAGCTTGGGATGTACACAGGCAGATCAACTCTTCACTTCCTGCGTGCCATTGTTGGAATCGAAGGGGCAAGAGTCACTTCGATTGATGCGAGGCCAGTACACGACAGGGAATTCTTCTCAAGCGAAGGTATCGCAAAACACTTTCGATTCATTGATGGGTGGACTGTTGATGTTCTGAAGACGCTCCATGGTGAACAGTTTGATTTCGTATTCGTGGACAGTGCCCATGATATTGAAAGTACACGAAATGAAGTTGAGTCATTAAAACATGTGATACACGTTGGGACTGTGGTTTGCTTTCACGATGTGCCAGAATGGCAGACTCCTGATAATCATTCCGAATCTACAGTCAGATCATACCTTAATGGATTGATCACTTCAGGTCAGTATTCAGGACTGATGCTGCCCAGTCCAAATCAATTGGATTGCGAGGAGCAGTACGGAGTCGGGTACGACTCAAGGTGCAACCCTGGATTGGCTATTTTGGTTAAAAGATAAACTATGGAAATTGTCATCGTCACATTCGCAAGAGACTTCTCCTATTTGAAATACTGCCTCAAATCCATAGATAAGTTCGCTAATGGGTTTGAGGTTGTGACGGTCCTGATTCCAGCCAGGGACCTTCCACTGCTGTTGGACTTCACGCTGAACTACGGCAACAAGACACCACTTCGGGTGAAGACGATGGATGAATGGCCAGGAGCAGGGTTCCTGCATCATATGTACATGGTGATGACGACTGATGAATGGAGATGTGGGAAAACTCCATACATCGCTCATATTGATGCAGATTGCTGTTTCACAGGACCAGTGACTCCCATGGATTACATGAGGGATGGGAAGCCAATCCTTCGTTACGAGGAGTTCAATAGCCTGTGTGCAAGGCATCCAGCCCACGGGGAGTGGGAGAAGGCGACAAGGATGTGTCTACCGTACAATCCACCGTACGAAACAATGCGTGCTCACCCAGCTGTTTACCACGTCAGCACGTACGCGAAGGCGAGGGAGAGGATGATTGAGAAGACAGGTGAACAGGTTTATTCGTACATTCGCAGACAGAAGAATTCATACCCTCAAACGTTCTGTGAATTTGTGACTCTTGGGAATGTGGCTATGATTGATCAAAAGCATCTCTACAGTCCGCTCAGGCAGAACGGAGACTGCCCCAGTCCCGACAACAAGGTGATTCAGTTTCACGCTCCTGATCCCGTAGATAAACCACAGGACATCTGGATCAAGGGGAGACAACAGGTGGTCGTTCCAATCGAAGTGATTAGCAGTCTTGGAATAGTATGAAGCATTTAATCATCAACAGTAGAGAGGCTTTGGGATTCTGGTTGAACAGGATTGATCATGTCATTCCTGCCCAGATGGCAGAGATCGGATGCGCCCATGGTGGGTTCGCCAAGATCGTGCTGAATCAGTGGGAGGGGGACAGGTATTGGATGATTGATCCTTGGAAGGTTCAGGACGTTGAGGTTTACAAGGAGAACCAGCCCACCCAGGAGGATTACGACAAGCAGTTTGGTGAGTGTGAAGAATTGGCAAGGAACGATGATCGTGTCCGAATCATCAGAGACACATCCGTAAACGCTTCCAAGCTGATTCCTGACGGTCAATTGGTATGTGCCTACATTGACGCTAATCACAGCTACCGTTCAGCAATGGAGGATATGGACACTTGGTGGCCCAAGGTGGCTGCGGGTGGGATCATGGGAGGGCACGACTTCAAGACCAAGACAGACGAGGGGTGGTTCTGCGAAGTGGACGCTGCGGTCAAGCGATGGACCACTGAGCATAATGTTCCGTTTCATGTGACCCCTTGCACCAGTTGGTGGATTGTTAAACCGTGACTGCTGTTTCTTCATACAGGCCACTGGGAAGGTTCAGTGATATTGATCACAACCAGATCATTGCCAAGCACAGTTGGGATTCAGTGTTCGATGGGATTATTTACCTGAATCCGTGGGCTAAGCAGCTTGATTCAATGAAGACGGTGTTCACCGGAACAATGAGACGACCCAGGATGATGGAATTATTCCTGACTGCGGCTGTGGCTGGTGGGATTGCAGTAGTGATCAATTCAGACATTGTAATTGGTCAAGGTGCCAGAACCGAATTGAGGAAGGTATTCACTTCAGGTTCGGCTTGCGCTTATTCGTTCCGGTACGAATTTGATCCCAGAACCTTGAATCTTAATTCTGCCAAGCAGGTTGATTCCGGGTTGGACTTCTTCGCTGCTCACTCTCTTGTTTGGTACAAGACATTCAACGAGTGTCCTGACAAGTACGTAATCGGGAACCCGGAATGGGACTCGTGGTTGTTAACCCATTGGCAGAAGCGGTACGGAAGACACTGTGTTAACATCACCAACTGGAAGCTGGTCTTCCATCCAAATCATGGGAACAGGGAGAGGGAGCCAGATGTTGTTGGGATTGACCGGACTCACGCACCAGCGTAGCCTTCACAGCATGGCAAAATTTACCAGCGCAGCATTCGTTGAGGATACCGTATGGACCATGCGTCTGGGTGATTATCCACGCTCACTCAACCGTGCCCGTATCAACGATCTGTTCAACGGAGTCGCCCCATTCTCAGCCGAATACGTCCAGCAGAACAACGCTGTCACCAACGTCAACTTCCTTGAGTCCACCAAACTGGCTCAGGATGCCCGTGGACAGGGGATGTCTGCCCTGACCAAGCCAGTTAACTACTTCACCATCACAGAGGTTGATCGTGGTCCCAAGCACAAGCGCAAGGGGTATGCAGCAACCCTGACGAAGCTGATCAACCGCAAAGCGATGAAACAGAGTCTCAAGTACTACGAGACTCTGCGATCAGTGATGGCCAACGTGGTTCTGCATGGGATCGGGCCAGTCATTTGGGATGATACGGAACGGTGGTGTCCCAATGCGCTGGGGGTTGAGGATGTGTTGGTCCCAAGCAACACGAAGCTGGACATGGACAGCCTACCCTTCTTTGCCATCTTCAGGCCATACACAGCCCTGCAATTGTACCGGCTGACTCATGGACCAAAGGTTGATCCCGGTTGGAACATGGATTTGGTGAACAAGTGCATTGAACAGGCAGACAAAGAGATTATCGACTTTGGGGTTCCCTACAACGATCTGTACGCCCCGGAGAAGATTGCTGAACGGATGAAGAGTGACAGTGGGCTTTACTCCGCTGATTCAGTCCCAACGATCAATGCATGGGACTTCTTCTTCTACGATGATGACGATGGGGAGGCAGGGTGGAGACGCAGGGTTGTGTTGGATGCCAACTGGCAGCTTGGGTACGGAGGGGTCCCATCCTCGCTCTCGGGGATGAACACGAAGGTGGGGACGAAGGGTGAATTCCTGTATGACTCAAAGGATCGGGTGTATGCGGAAAAGATTAGTCAGATTGTTCACTTTCAATTCGGAGACTTGTCATCCGTTGCCCCATTTCGCTACCACAGTGTTCGCTCCCTGGGGTTCCTCATGTACGCAGTCTGCAACCTCCAAAACAGACTCCGCTGCAAGTTCAATGATTCCCTCTTTGAACACATGCTACAGTACTTCCGAGTCAGAAACCTGGAGGAGTACGAGAGGACCCTTAAAATCAACCTGATTGAGAAGGGAATCATTGACGAGACAGTCAACTTCGTACCGGCTGCTGAACGATGGACAGTGGATGCTGGATTGATTGCGATGGGTCTTTCCCAGAACAGGGACTTGATGGCCAGCAACAGCAGTTCCTACGTCCAGCAGAACCAGTTTGGCCAGAATCAGCAGGAGAAGACAGCCACTCAGGTGATGGCTGAAGTGAACAACAACACCCAGTTGATTTCAGCAGCACTGGGTCAGGAGTACATGTACCAGAAGTTTCAGTACAAGGAGATCACCCGAAGGTTCACCCTGAAGAACAGTCTGGATGCTGATGTGAAGAAGTTCAGACTGGAAGCGTTGAAGGCTGGAATCCCTGAAGAAGTATTGGATTACGACTGCTGGGAGATTGAGCCAGACAAGACGATGGGGGCGGGCAACAAGACGCTGGAGATGGCCATCTCAGACAAGATGATGGCTGTGAGGAATCTGTTTGATCCTGATGCACAGCGGGACATACTCAGAGACTACACACTGTCTGTCACAGATGATCCTGGAAGGACTGAACGGCTGGTGCCTGAACAGCCCGTACTGGTCACAGAGGCTGTCCACGATGCCCAGTTGGCTGCTGCATCGTTGCTGTTGGGGATGAAGGTGGATGTGAAGGCTGGGATGAACCACATCGAATACATCGAGACGATGCTGGGGCAGGCTGGATTGATCCTGCAACAGATTCAGATGTTTGGTGGAAAGGCTCGTCCACAACAATTGATTGGGATTGAGAACATGATTGCCCACACAGCCAAACACATTGCGATTCTGGCACAGGACAAGAATGAGAAGCAGAGGGTAAAGCAGTACGGTGATGCGATTGGGCAGATAATGAATCAGGTCAAGGCACTGACCAAACAGATGCAGCAGGCGATGCAGGCTGCACAACAGCAGAACGGTCAGCCCCGTATGTCTCCTGACGAGGCTGCGAAGGTTCAGGCGACTCAGGCCATGTCTCAGGCAAAGATGGAAGCTAGTGCCCGCAGCAATGCCCAGAAGACAGCGCAGAGACAGACACAGTTTGAGATTACCATGCAACAGGATGCGGAGAAGCATCAGCAGCAGTTGGAACAGCAAGCCAATGAAGCACTTCTCAAAACCGGACAGGAAGTCTTAAAGAATCAGGCAGAACAGAATGAGCCCACGAACCCGATTACAGAATGATAAGTCCCTTGCTTCCAATGTCCAAAACATGGTGGATGGAGGAGTCTTTGACGCAGCTTCAGAAGCAGCCTTGGCGAATCTGGTGATGCAGTGCAAGAGGGTTGGGACGATTGAGGAAGCTGCGCAGGCGTACAACCGCATTGTGGGGGCTGTTGAATATCTGACAGCCATCCAGACCATCGCTGATGTCCCCAAACCCAGTCCATCCCGTTTATCTGACAACCTGAACCACAAAGTTTGATTATGCCCGAAGCTGCTGCCCCTCCCGCTCCTGCCCAACAGGAAGCATTCACCCCACTCCCCGTCCAGAACGATCCCTCCAGTGGATCAGCCAAACCCATCCCACAGATTGATGTGGGGAAGGCTGCGGAAGGGGCCAGATCGAACAAGCCTGCTGGTTCAGGGATGGATGATTCCATGAGTGATCTGGACAAGATGTTCGCAGACAATGAGCCCAAGGCAGAGAAACCCACTAGCAGGCCCAAGGAGGCACCGAAAGAGGAGAAGGTGGATACAACCCCTGCTGATGATCAGAACGCCCCAGAAGCCAAGGAGGAGGCAAAGGGGGAGGATTATGGGGAGGATGCCAACGCGAAGGCTGGCAATGGGAAGCCTGTGTCTGCCCCGGAGTTGAGGAAGGCGTACGAGAATTTGAAGCGAGAAGTGGCTGAATTGCGGGAGAAGGCGAAGTCCAAGGGTCCATCTGAGGATGATCTGAAGACGTACAAGGAGCAGTTCGAGGCAGAACACACCCGCAGGACTGCGCTTGAGAAGGAATTGGCTCAGGCTGCGTACGAACGATCCCCGGAATTCATGGAGAAGCACGCTGCCCCGTTCAGGAATGCGTACCAGAAGGCCCGTGACCGGATCAGCAGCTTCAAGGTGACTGACAAGGATGGGAATGCACGTCAGGCATCCCCGGATGATTTTGATGCAATCATGCAGGTGGGGGATGATATGGAGGCAGCCGTACTGTCCCGGGAACTGTTCGGTGACACGGTGGGACCCATTGTGATGATGCAGCGGGAGAAGGTGCAGGAATTGCACCAGGGGATGCAGGCAGCGATCAAGAGCGCAGAGGAGAACTTTGGCAAGAGTCAGCAGGAAAAGAAGGTTCAGTCAGAAATGCAGACTGCGAAGCTGAACAAGTTGTGGAAGACGTTGAATGATGGGGCTGCTGAGAAATATCCACAGTTGTTTCGTCCAGTGGAAGGGGATGAGAAGGGGAACGAACTGCTTCAGAAGGGGTACGAACTGGTGGATAGGGTGTTCATGGATGCGGAACAGATGAACCCCGAAGAGACGATCAAGCTGCACAGTCAGGTAAGGAACAGGGCAGCAGCATTTGGAAGACTTGTTCATCAGAACAGGCAGAAGGATGCGAAGATTGCGGAGTTGGAGAAGGCTCTTGAGCAGTACAAGGAATCAGAGCCAAAGAACGGAGAGGGGAGGATCGGAAAGAAGCCGGAAGCGGAACAGTACGGGGAAAATGCGTTGTCGAGGTATGTGGATCGTTAAGATCGTCTGTGCTCAAAGCATTCCAGTCCACTCCACTTGTTTGGTTGGGCAATCGTTGGTCGATTGAATTTTAGGCAGTCTCCGTGAAACCAGTTTGGTTGAAACGTAACGGTTTCAGTTCGTCCATCTGGAGTCTTGATTTGACTGCTTGATTTGTCAGCCAGTTTACCACGTTTGAAATGCTTGCAGTCATTACAGTCCGCATCAATCGTCTGGCAGGAAATCGCTTCATTCCGTTCACCAAGCTGCTTGCATTCACGATGGCATTGGAATGGATCGCGATTCCAGTATGAGAACGTGGTGACTGAAGATTCAGTCACAGGAAGTCCACAGTATCTGCAATTGACGATTGCGCTGACGTGATTCATAATCTTCACTGCTGTTGGTATTGCGTTCATGTGACCGGATGATCTGTGGTGGGTCATCCGGTCTTTTCATTAGAACCGTTTGATTCAATCTGTCTCAGGCCAGACTTGATCGACTCTTCTGCCGTCAGCCTGCGCTTAGCTGCTTCTGTGGCTGCTTCCAGTGTAGCCATTGATCGTCTTGAAGTTGCCATCGCAAGGACTCCATGACTACTGAACTGAGCATGGAATTTGATTCGTTCTTCATTCGTCATCTTGTCTGGATCAGCATCACGAACCAGCATCTTGCGAATTGTTCTACGTGCCATCTTGTTGATCCTTCGTGTCGCATCTGATCCTACCGTATGGAATTCCCCCGCAGTTAGTCTGCGCAAGCCTTGACCGCGAACATGAGCGAAATACTTTCCAGAATCCCGCTGAGTGATCAAGACAGCCCGCGACAGAACCCATGCGTGTTTACCGAACAGTAAACGGTTCGGGACCAGCGCAAGAATTGTTGCCTTTGGAATCAGTTCGTGATGCTCAATCGCGCTGAGGTATTTTGCGATTGTCACCGAATCAACATTAGCCTGCGCTGGAATTTCTTGTCCCATAAAAATGAAGTGGTGTGGTGTGCGGTGTGATGACGTGGCTTGTTGGGCTGTGTTGTGTGATGACTTATCGTGACGTATGATGACGTGTGGTGGTGTGCCGTGTTGTGATTTGGCTAGGCGTGGAGTGGCGTGACTTGCAGTGGAGAAAATCGTAAAATCATAATGATGTGGAGTGGTGTGTGGTGACTTGATTTGGCGTGCCGTGACTTGTCTTGAATTGCTGTGCCGTGTTTTGGTGTTAAATCTTTTCGAGCTTCACGACTTCAAATCGGCCATTCGTGCCACCCTTCTCAGCACGGAACTGGCCCAGTCCGATGAACATACCCGCATGGTCCAAGTGTTCCCGAAGAACCTTCTCGTCAATCGCATCATCCAGCACAGCGATTGTGACGGTGGTCTTCCATGACATCAGTGTAGGGATGCAACGGGCAACTCGCTTGCCAGAGCCACGCAGTCCATCTGAGTTGGCATTGATCCAAATTGGTTTAGCATCCTTACGAGTAACACCAAGATCAGCATCTTCCATTACGAGCAATCCGCTCTCAAACAGCTTCGTGTAGGTTCGCTTACCCTTACCCGGAACCTGACGACCAAGATGCTTCGCGGCTGCGCAGATACAGAACTTCAAAGCCATTGCTGGAATGATGCACTTACCGGCCTCGTTTACACGAAGCTTTTCTGGGTAGCATCGAACCTCGAAATCTTCGTGGGTTTCACGGTCGGCGCGTTTGCTTTCAAATGGGGCACCGCCTCCAAGTGGAGCGCGGGATTCTAATGTGACTCGATATTTATTTAGCATGATGGGGATGGTGTGTTGTGGGGTGGTTTGGCTTGCAGTGCTGTGTGGTGTCTTGTCTTGAGGTGTAGTGTATTGGTTTGATGTAAAAGGCCCGCTCAGGTGAAAGACCAGATCGAATGGGGCTGGTCCGGTTTCCCGGAACTGAGCGGACCAGAAAGTCCAATTTGTCAGTCTTGCGCCATTCGACCGGCTTTCACACCAGTCACGGACAGGCGGACAATCCTTCATCACTGAACGTCTGTCAAATTAAAATCTCTATTGACTTTACGTTAACGTTAACTGAAATTCCCATTAGTTGAGCGTAATTGGCTCCCTCAATGGCCATCACCTTTCGCTTGGGGTGACATAAAAAATCAGGCAACAGCGTTAGTGGCACGGGTGCCAGAAGGTCGCTGTTCTTCATTAAAATCCCCAACAGAATCCCTCTGCATTAGGGACAAAACTTTTAATGAAAGGCTCACACAGTGGCCAACGAGAATATCAGTTGTGACAGTTTTACTCAGTTCCTCGTCGATCAATTGCCGGTTTATGATAAGTTGATTCTTGAGGATATTCGCCCGATGGATGGTTGGATTGGGCATGTCAAGACGGGGACCTTCGAGGCTTATTCCGGCACAGAGCATACTCTGGACCGTTTCAACCATGTCTACCCAGATACGACCAAGGCATGGAATCGCACCACGGCGTCTAGTTGCGTCGGAACTCCTTGCGACAAAACGGAATACTGCATTGGATGGGGGGCCACTCGGATCACTTATTTTTTGGAGGAGCAATCTTGGGCGACTCCGCTTTTGTGTTTCGATCAGCTTATGCACATCACGAAGGCCCGTGAGAACTTCCGCTACATCATCGGTGGAATCCTCAAGCCTGCCACATCGACAATCATGTCGAACTTCCTCCGCCGTCGTGCCCTCACGATTGGCACAGGCAAGAAGTGGGTGGCTGATGCCAACATGACCGACTTCACGGCCACCTGGGTCACTGTGGGCGATTCTGAACTGTACCTGGATGTCTCTGCTGAACCCACGTCTCGCCTGACTCCGCAGATGCTTCAGCGCCGTGTCAGTCCCCTGATGCTGATGGGCTACTTCGGCAAGACCCCGTTCAACGACAAGAAGGACATCCCTCTGATCGAACTGGTCACTGGAATGGAAACCTTGTGGGACCTGGACAAGCAGGTTTGTGATGCGAACATCTCCGGTGCATGGCGGTTCACGGAGTGGACGGCTGCCAATCAGTACTGGCGCTACGGGTTCAACGGCCAGCTTGGGAACTACGCGACTCGCGCAGACCCAATGGAGATGCGGTTCAACCGTGTTGGCGTCCAGCCGGGCGGGTTGATCCGTTTCCAGTTCATCCAGCCCTACATCAATGTCGCCTCCTCTGGGGCGGGTGGTGAACCGGGCTTGAAATCCATTGAGAATCCTGACTGGCAGGCTGCTCAGTATTCCATCAGCTTCATCTGGCACAAGATGGCGATGGAAGCCTTGGTCTCTGACGCAACCCCTGTGAATCCCGAAATGCCGTTCAGTTCCCGCAACTTTGGTGGACGCTGGCAGTTCGTGAAGAACAACCTTGGGGCAGACCCCACGGGCTGTGTCATTGAGAACAAGCGCGGCAACAAGGGTCAGTTCATTGCTGACTTCAAGCTGGCGATCAGGCCCATGTACACGGAATTCGCCGAGGCCATTTTCCACAAGCGTCAGCGGGCCTGTGTCACTGTCTGCGATGTGTGCGAAGATGATCCGGGTTATCCGACTCAGGATTACAATTCGTGCAACGAAGTCTGCCCTGAGTAGGGCCGTAGGGTTGGACAGTAAATTGGGAGGCTGGCTGTTTGATGAGAGCAGCCAGCTTCCCTCATTTGAAAGCCTACATGCCAATTATCTACAAGAAAGACAAGTCGGACACAGCAGATTCTGGGATGGATTCCAAAGACGGTATGGCCAAGGATGACAGTGATGATTCAGCCTCCTGCCTGATTCCCAAGTCAGTCATTCAGAACAAGAAAGTCTCACCTGGAGACAAGCTGGTTCTGGAAGTCGTCCACATCTACGAAGATGAAGTGGAAGTGAAGTACGGCAAGGACAAGAAGGACAAGGACAAGTCTGACGATGATAGCGATGATTCAAAGGAAGAGTCAGCAGGAAGTCAGATGGATATGTCTGAGCAGCAACTGAGTGGATTGATGGACGAATAGATCATGCCAATCGCTTGTGATCCAGCGTCACTTCGGGCTGAAGCTCACTGCATTTCAGCCTGCATTACGCATGGTCAGGCGATAGCGATCAAGTCACACCTTCTGGCACAGATCGCTGGTGGCAGCGAGAATCCCGGCACACTGCTCCAGGAAGCAGCCTGCTTCCTATGCCTCACCAAGCCTCAACTGTTTGCAATTCGCATCTACCTCTTGGCAGGACTGGCTGGGGTTGATCCTGAATCACAGGCAGTCATGGATGAAGCGTGTTGCCTGCTGGGATGCCTGACTGGTGGACAGTTGCGACTGATACAGATTTACATCCTGGCGACAATTGCCGGGGAAGAACCAGATGGGTCCCTACTTAATCCAGCGCAGTGTTTCCTTTCGTGTCTGATGGGAATCCAGAACGATGCAGTCCAGACGTACCTGCTGGCAGTGATTGCGGGTGGGTCAACCTACCCACAGGAACTGGCAGAACTGGCCTGTTGCATCCTGACTTGTTTGTCAGGAGAACAGTTGTTGGCTGCTGAGACAGCCCTAATGTGCGAGTGGGCGAATGTATGAATCAGGATCAAGATAACGCACTGGCTGGACTGAGGTATGCATTGAGAATTGTGGAAGGACGAAGAATACTGAACAGGCCACCAGGATACTTGGCTGCAATTGATGAAATTGAAATCTTCCTCAAGGCTGCAATCAGTCGCGTTGAGAATGGCGAGGAAATGAGTGCATCCTGTCTGGTTCAATGACGTATGCCTGAATGCGATGCAGCATCACTTGTAGAAGCTGGCTGTTGTCTCTCCTGCCTTGAAGCGGGTCAGCTTAATGCAATCAAGACCAGTCTTCTGGCTGAGATTGCTGTGGGTTCCACTGATCCCATCGTACTTCTGGAAGAGGCCAATTGCTTCCTCTGTCTGACCCGCACTCAACTGGCATCCATCAGGGTTTACTTGCTGGCTGAACTGGGAGGAATCGAACAGACCCCACAGGCGATCATGGATGAGACGTGCTGCTTGATTGACTGCATGACAGCCTTTCAGGCACTGGCAGCACAGGTGGCTATTCTGGCAGAGATCAATGGGGATGATCCTGAATCCATCCCTGAACTAATGGGTGACTGCTGTTTCCTCTCCTGCCTGTCTGGATTGCAGGTGGATGCGATTCAGACGTACTTGGTGGCAGTCATCGCGGGTGGAAGTACTGACCCAATCGTCCTGCTAAGTCAGGCATCATGCGTGCAGCAATGCCTGTCAAAAGGTCAATTGATCTTTGCTGAGACAGCGATGATGTGTGCGTGGTCAAATAATTTGGGTGGAACATTCTTCAGAATCACGCAGGATGGAGACTTCCGAATCACTCAGGATGGTGATCGAAGAGTCTGGAGACACTGAAATATGGCTGACAAAACAATTTCTGATCTGACAGCAGCGGCATCGGTAAACCTTTCAACATTGATTGAGGTTGAAAATGTTGGCCCAGCAATCAGCCGCAAGGCAACTCTAACACAGGTTCAGACCGCACTTACAGGGAAAGAGAATACCCTTGGCTATATTCCAGAGGATGTTGCAGACAAAAGCACTGATGGGACTCTTGCTGCCAATTCAGATATTCTGTATCCAAGCCAGAAGGCTGTAAAGACGTACGTAGACACGAATATTGCAACAGTCACTCCTCCATTCTCAGACAACAATGCTCTGATTAAGGGAACAGCAGACCCAACAAAGCTGTTTAGATTTGAGATTGATGCCTTTACTGCTGGGGCTACTCGTGTTGCTACTCCTCCGAATCAGAACTTTACAATCGCAGGACTTGAGGTTGCCCAGACATTCACGGTTAAGCAGACAATCACTCCTGCTGTAAACACAGAGGCGTTATCCATTTCTGGATTTTCCCTGACTGGAGCAAACATTCAATCAGTTGTTGATATTCAGGGGACATGGAACACAACAGGTGCCCCAATTGCGTTCAATCTGAATGTTACTGACACAGCATCGAATGCAGCAGCATTGCTTTTTCAACTTCAGGTCAGTGGTGATCCCAAATTCCAGGTTGATAAGAATGGAGGGATGATCATTGATGGTGGGATTGTTTCCGGTGGTGGAATAATAAGCACAGCAGGCAATCTGTTAATTGGTGCTGGTATATTCACCGTAAATGGCACCACTGGGGCAGTTCTGTTCGCTGACAATGTGACTCAGGTATTCAACCCCGGAGTCAACAATGCTGGAATAAATGTGGGTGCAGTTGCTGCTGACCCTGGAACCCCTGTAAATGGTGACTTGTGGTATCAATCCACAGCGAATGAACTGCGTGCCAGAATAAACGGGGCAACAGTTGCGCTGGGAGCAGGTGGTGGGTCTTCTCCTCCGTTCGATGATGGGACTGCAATCATAAAAGGAAGTGCTGATCCCACGAAACTTCTCAGGATTGAAGTGGATGGATTCACTGCTGCTACAACACGAGTCGCTACCCCGCCAAATCAGGACTTCACGATTGCTGGAACGAATGTTGCACAGACGTTTACGGTAGAGCAGACGTTTACCCCTGCTGCGAATACGGAAGCGATTACGATTACTGGGTTCTCCCTGACAGGTGCTGCAACAAGTTCATGTTTGGATATTTCAGGAACATGGAACACGTCTGGTCTTGCCACAGCAATAAGTCTTAATATTACTGACACGGCATCAAACGCTGAAAGCCTTCTGCTTGATTTGAAGGTTGGTGGAGCATCAAAATTCTCTGTTGGTAAGAATGGAGAAATTGTTGCTGGAGGTGGAGGATTTACGGTTGGTTCAACTGGATTCGTTTTTGCTGAAAATATTGCAATTCAGTCCATCATAACGTTTACAGGTTCAGGGTTTACAATTGTTGATAATGGGTCAAAGATTGTTTTTGATGCCCCCATTGATGTAAGCAGTCACATTATTAGTAGTGTGACTGATCCCGTTGATCAACAGGATGCAGCTACCAAGGAATATGTTGATAACGCAACATTAACATCTCCTATTTCTGGTTCTGGATCACCAGAGGGGGTTGTTGAAGGAAGCCCAGGTAGAACTTATACTGATGTTTCTGTTGATCCACCATCTTTTTGGGTAAAGTTCAGCGGTGTTGAGACAATTACAGGATGACGTCAATTGATTGCATGAAAACAATCCTATCATTCATCATACTACTGGCATCACTGCTGGCATCCAGTGCGCAGCCATTGCTGAGAAGTCCGTTCACTACTAATGCAGTTCCAGGAACCAGCGGAACCAATGTTAATTTGTTCTTCACAGGATCAACCACTGTCTTCAATCAAATCATTCCACCTGAGAGTGGGATTCATACCTTTACTGATCAACTGGCAGCCACAAACTCAACAGCGAATACAAACATCACTGTTGATATGCGTGTCAAAACAACACGGCTGACTCTGACTAACAACGCCAGCTTTACAAATTTCATAGGCAACTCAGCCACTACATCTGGAAGCTTTGCAGTCATTGTCAGGCCACAACTGGTCAATCGAACAATTGTTTGGCCAACATTCTCCACCCCAATATTTGGACTCTATTTCCGCACGAATTCTGGTTCAACAATGTGGACTACGTTTACGAATGGTGTGGAATATTGGATTACTGGTGACAGGCATGATACCAACGTTGACCTAACATTATCCGCATTCCAATGAGAATAACATTCATTACAGATGTCGATCAGGACCTTGGATTGGAGGCCATGCACGCTGCATCAGGCTCTACCGATCCAATTGATGTATTCGCACAAAAGTTGGTGCAAGACTTTTTGATAAATCTTAAGCCAATCGTAGACAGGCAGCAGAGAGTTAGATTGCAGCGGGCAATTGATACCGCTGCACAAGACAGACTTGATGCGGCAGAACAGGCACTGATACCATGAGACTTATTTTAGCAGTTCTTCTTTTGTCCACGTTTGTCAGTCGAGCAGCCACAAGTTACACTGAGTTCTACTGCAAATCAGATGGCACTAATATAAATGCCGGAAGCACTACAAGTGCAGCGGCAACATTCTCTAATGCCAATGGGAACTGGGACGCAACTACTGGAATCTTCATTTGCTCCGGAGCGTCTGACCTATCTGGAATCTCGGCTGGCGACTGGGCTAGCGTGTTCGTTGATGGAGCAACGACTGCGGTTTTCATAGGACGAATCGTGACGGTGGTGGACGCCACGGACACGATCACGGTGAGCCTATCGATAAAGACGGGAACGCCACCAAGCACTAGCGCCACCGGGCGAAGCATAAAAGTGGGCGGGGCGTGGTATGGCCCATACTGGAATTCAACCCAGACCGACGGCTTCCCGTTCTCGCTCGTGAACAACTTGATGACAAATACGAGTCTTCACTCGACAAGGTTCAACATCAAGTCTGATCGAGTTTACTATACGACCAACCTTAACATTTTAAGTAATGGACCAATGAGGTTTGAAGGGTATGGAACAACTCCTGGAGATCAGGAGATTGCGAAAGTTTCAGGGGTTACTGATGGGGCAAGTTTTACACTGTTTACAATAACAGGTGCAAACATTGATTTGTGCAACTTCTTATTTGAATCTAATGGTGTAAGCGGGACTTCAGATTTGATTCAATGGTCTGGCACTGAAGGTTTCGCTTGTAGGGTTGCATCAAGATGCGGAAGGAGAAGCGGATTTTCTTCCGTACAAGAATCCACCTTTATTGAGTGTGAGGCCTCTACAAACAATCTTGGTAATTCCGCATCTCACGGTGGATTCGCCCTTGGGGGAAGCGGAGCAACAGCTATGATTAGATGCATAGCACATCATAATTCAGGTTCTGCAACAAGCGGTTTTATCTGCACATCAGACGTATTGTTGTTTGGTTGTGTTGCTGCCAACAATGGAAGAAACGGAGTAACTGTTTCAGGAACCGCTACAATAGTTATTGATGGGTGTGATTTATATGGCAACAGGTCAAACGGAGTTGATTTAATTTCTGCATCAGCATCATCACCGCTCATATCCAACTGCAATTTTTTGTTAAATACAAACACATATGGAATCAACAGCAGTGGCAGCACACTAAGGAATGGAGGTATATTCAACTGCGCCTTTGGTGCGGGAACGAAGGCTAATGGGGCAGGAGATATTAACCGCGCCACAATTGGAGGGATTCAGGAGATAGGAACAGTGACCTATGCCGCGAATACTGTTCCGTGGGTAGACCCTGACACTGGTGACTTCAAGATAAATCTTGCTGCTGCAATCAATACTGGTAGAGGTTCGTTCCTAGAACTTTCTTCAACCTACACAAACACTGTTGGGTATCCAGACATTGGAGCAGCACAGGCTACAAATTCTGCTGCTGGTGCAAGTTCAATTGTTTCCTATCCAATATTCAGAAGATAAATGAATCCAACAAAAACAATCACGTTCACTCAGGAAGATTTGACTGCGCTTCAAATCATATTTGATGCCGCATTGAAGGGAAGTGGAATGTCAGTATTGAATCAAGTTGCCATTCTTTCACAAAAGATCATCTCAACACCTGCTGACCCACAACCAAAACAGGAACAAACATGAAATCATTCCTCACAAACAGGAGTGTGATTGGATCATTGGGAACAGTGCTTCAAACTTGGGGTGCAATTAAGGTGATCAGCGCACTTGTGTCTGCACAGAACGCAGAGACTGTTGGGAACCCGGTTCACGGTACTGGAATGATGTTTGGACTGATGATCGTGGGTGCTATACTTTCAATCATTGGCAAGTTTTCAAAAAAAGAAGAGACAAAGACTGTATGAGCACACAAATTCTTCCTGTTGGTGAAATCATCCTGACGAATGAACGTGGATTGATTGGGGCTGGGTACGACTACCTGCTTCGTAGTGGACCTGACGGAACTACGGACAAGGATACCGGGTCATTCGGACTGACTGGGAATGCGGATGATCGTAAGCTCAGGTTCGATCACTGCTTCATAATTGTGCCTGAATCCATCCCGTGGTTCCCATCTGCGGATGATCTGTTAAATCTGTTCCGATTCACACTGGTTCGTGACAGTGATGGATTCGTTGTGTCCGATACACAGAAGAATCTGTTCGGTGATCTGAAGTATGTGTTCCACGATATGGTTCATTATGTTGAAGGTCATTCTGATCTGTACAACATTCCAGCACGGTTGCAGGACATGCCGGATGGAAGCTACACCCTGACAGTTTCTGTTGACCAGTACAGGGTGATCTGTCCTCCAGCATTCTTCTACCTGGGGGTTCAGGGTGAGAATTCATGGATGACAAAGGCTCCCAGTGGTCCAGCATTGAAACTTGTTCCATTCGTTGAAGGGACTGTGACGAGGGAGATGTTGAATCCTGCTGCCCCTCCACCGAAACCTACTTGACGTAATTATGTGACATTGGGATTATCCACACGTCCTGGGTGTCTCATAGAGAGTTGGCTGTCAGAGTCGCTTCTGGCAGCCTTCTTTGTTTACGCTGAGTAGTTGAGTGCAGTTGAATGATGAAGATCAAGAGACTTCTTCCTCAAGGTATCCTTCCAGTCATTGTTCTGTGGCTTCTGCGGAGCAGCCAATGCACGAAGCATGAATCCCTTCTGTCTAGCCCCTTCCACCAGTGTAGCCAGCCAGTCGAACAAGTCAGGGGACCGACCCATACGTTCCTTCGTGTCTATCTTGGATTCGATTTCAATCTTGTTTCCTGAAACCATCTTCCATTCACGAGTCATCCCATCTTCCAGCACTTCCTCAGTCAGTCCACGGAATTGACCAGACTCAATCGCGTACCTGACCATGAACCAGAGTTCAGTCACGAACTTACTGAAATGCTCCACACAGGTCTTGGGACGCATCTTTCTTGTGTCAGGATCAAGAATCATCAACTCAGCAGAAACCTGTCTGGCAGTCGCCCTACCTCCAAATTCGAGTGGATTGACGAATGGAGACCAGATGCGGGCGAATGCTGTTCCAAGACTGCCCCGCCCTGTGGCGTCGTAGTATACATTTTCAGCAGGAATCTTCTGAGCGATACAGTCCTGTCTCACGAATTCAGCAATCTGATCTTCTGGGGAAATATCGGTACCAGCTTTCACTGGTATGATGACGTGGGGATTCATGTGGAAGATCATGTCCCCGTTCACGTCCCGTCCGAATCGTCCTGATCCACCCACACAACGATCCCCACCTACTTCTCCGTAGGCAGCGTCTACAGCATAGAGGAGGACTTGCTGGTCATTTTTCCACGCTACCTCCTCCATTGCTTTGAACTTGATGGCCAGATTGCGGGTGATGACACGACGACCATTAAGGCCAGCTTTGCGAACCCCTTTGCATTGTGACCAGTATTGGAGCGAGTCTTTGCCGTAGAAGTTTGCAACAGCGTCTATCGAACGCTGATTGATCATCCATGGGTACTTGACTGGTTCATTCTGGGGGAAATCGAAATTCGGACTGTCCGTGCCAACCAAATTGATTGTTCGACCATTCTCGAAACGATTGTCCCAAGTTGTGGTCTTGGTGACTTCACCTTCAGTTCCCCATCCGTTCTTGGGTTCAGCGATACGATCAAGCGGGTCCCCGATTCCAAGGGGATTCCCCACGAATACCCCCTTAAATTCATTGCCTTCTTGATCCCCGGAGTTTAGATTTGCCAAAGCATCAAGGAATCCAGCCTTCATGATGGAAACTTCATCACCTAATAAACGCCTTCTCTTCTGCTTGATTCCAACGTACTTTCCCAATCCCTGCCAAGAACCCCCTGAAGAAAATGCCGGCAGGCAAATAATTCCTCGCCTGAGATCACGGGTTCCATCCTCAATGAGATTGTCTGTAGCGACAGCGTGTTTGCTATCAATCAAATGACCCGGAATTGATGGGTATCGTTCCTTTGCCTGCTTGAACATTGTCTTCATGTCTCCCCAAACCCTAAGCTCAAGCCCGCGAACATCGGTGCTTGAGATCATTATGAGCGTGTTCTGAGGGAAGCAGAAGTAGTCAGTCAGAGCGTAACGGGTAAGGGCAACGTGAGTTTTGCCTGAATCCTTCGGCCCCATGATGGCCGTAATTGTGTTCTTAAGGATTTCCTCCAGTATCAAGTCGCTCCACCTGTGATGCACATCCTTTGGCCATAAAAGTTGTTGCAGTCTTTTGTAGTGGTAGAAATTCCCCATTCCAATCGTCTGCCCCTGCTTTCCTTTCCAGGTCCCGCCTTTTTGGATCATGTGAATCTCTACGGCGATGGCATCCATGACCACCGGAAATGACAACCCATACAAATCCTTCCTCGCTTTGGGATTGCGTTTAGGCCCACTAAACCGTGGAACTGATGGGTCTGGTGGGGGTGTGGGATTATCTGGATTTTCTGGCATGATCAGTTTAATGTGGACGGAACGTTAACGTTAATGCTGAACTGATTGTATGGCCAACGCCCCTAACGGAACCCGGATTACAGACGGGTCCACTACGTTCGAGGGCGGGATTGACAGTGGACGCATCCCAACGATTGCCAGCCAGTCTAATCCACACGGGCTTGCTCGCAACGAATTATCGTGGGCAACCAACGCAACCATGCGTGGTAGGGGAATATCCCCAAGGGCTGGCTGGAAGCGATTGACCAAGATCGTCTCCGCTCCTGGACTATTCCAGGGTGGACAGGTGTACGAGCCAGACTTCGCCTTTCCGTATCTGATGGTGGACATCTCAGGTCGAACTTACCAGATCAGGGTCGATACTGACAACAGCGTTGTAGATGTCACGTCTGTCCCGATGCCAGCCACAGAGGTTCAGCACTGGATCAGGCAGGGGGAACAGTTCCTGATCACACAGGATGGGGTATCTGAACCCAGAGTCTGGGATGGTGTTCAGCAACGATTGATCAGCGCAATGGGTGGGGCAAACGCTCTTTACCTGCCAATAGGTCAGGCGATGGATTATTTCATGGGCAGGATGTGGGTCGCCTTCGGACGTGAGTACATGGCCGGTGACATAGTGCGTGGTCCATCTGGAAGCGCAGTTTATGAGTTCAGGGATTCAATCCTGCATTCCTCTGAGAATACGTACTTGGCAGGTGGTGGGAACTTCATCGTCCCAACGAATGCCGGGAACATTCGCTCCCTTGATCATACAGCCAACCTGGACACACAGCTTGGAGAAGGTCAGTTGTACATCTCCACACGCAGGGCGATTTACACACTGAACGTTCCCCCAACCAGAGCAGTGTGGAATGCTCTCACCGAACCACTACAGCGTATTGCGCAAAGGCAATTCGGAGTAACATCAGATCGTTCTGTTGCTCCTGCCAATGGAGATTTGTTTTACCAGTCGATTGATGGGATTCGTTCTCTCTTAATTGCTGTTCGTGACTTCCAACAGTGGGGACAGTCTGCGATTAGTCGTGAACTGAATCGTGTCCTTCAATTCAATGATCGTTCACTCTCAAGGTTCGGAACAGGGATAAACTTCAACAACAGGATGCTTCAATCTGTTCTCCCAAAGCAGACGGATTCTGGGGTGATTCATCAGGGGATCGTTGCGTTGGACTTCGACCTGATCAGCAACTTGGGATCAAAGCTGTCTCCTGTCTGGGAGGGGATGTCTGAGGGGTTGCAGATTCTTCAGATGTGGTCTGCTGACTTTGGTGGACTGGAACGAGCTTTCGCAGCCATCGTTTCTCAAAACCCACTGACTCTTGGGGATATTGAACTGTGGGAATTGACCCAACAGGATTCATTCGATGAAGATGACAGGCGCATTCAGTGGTACATCGAAACCCCTGCCTACACATGGGGCACGCAGTTCAGTCTGAAGAAGCTGGACTCTGCTGAAATATGGATTGATCGGTTGATTGGTAAGGTTGAATTCAAGGTTCAGTTCAGGGTGGATCAAGACCCATGCTGGTACGACTGGTTTGAGTGGGAGGAATGCAATGCTCGCAATTCATGCGAGCTAGCCAGTGATCCTGTTTGCTATCCCGAAGACACGTTCTGTCCTGGGTATCGGGCAACGATGACTCTTCCCAATCCCCCCGTTCATGCAGGACATGGGAACAATCGACCCATCAACATTGGCTACCAGTTCCAAATGCGTATCTTTATTAAGGGATACTGTCGAATCAGGGGAATACTGGTTCACGCATTGCCACGGGATAAGGCCCCGTTTGAGGGGATCGTTACGGAGACAATGGTTCCATGACAATCAGGCCCTGCAACGAATTCATTGACTGCGAGTGTTCGGATAATCCGTTCATCAACACATCTGCTGAACGACCTGATCCCAACCTGTTCTTTGCTCGGGCGTACTACGCAAACAATCCTGCACTGAATGTAGATGATTCGTGGTACGAACGATTGTCCTGTTTGGGAACATGCTTCTCTGAACAATCGCAGATTGATGCGGATGATTGTGCTGAACGCAATGCCCAACTCTGCACATGGATTACGGTTCAGCCACCACTGACTGTTTTATCAGATGATGCCAGCACATCCCCACGAACAAACATCTTAAGGGCAGCAATGTCTTCAGGCGTACTGGCCTTTTCACCCAGGGCACGATTGAAATTCTCAACACCGTAGCTAGCGATTTGATCAGGTGGAATGCTTTCGTACGCAGCAGCAATCTCCTGTACTGGCTTGTTAAGTAACTCAGTCAGTGGAACTTGCGCTTTGGTTCCTTCTCCCGGTTGTACAGGCTGTTCGCTTCGTGGGCTAGTTTCTCTGACTCTTTCTTGGATGGGCACTTGCCCTTGGCCTTCTCCGGGTTGTTCGCGCACAGGTTGAAGAACCTGCGCTGTTTCTCGCTGTAGGGCATTTGCTCCTTTCATTTGCAAGGACTGCATGTAGACCTTGCGTAAAATTGGTTTCACTTCCTCACCGTAAAGCTTGGACATCTCAGCAGACCATGCTGGGTAGTCCCTGATTCCTCGCTCGATTACGGCAGCCCCTTTGATTGACAGGGCTGCAATGTCCTTTACCAACACGTCAACTGGGTTGGCAGACACACGGTAACGTGGGTCAGTGGACAGGAAATCATCAGCCCACTTCTCCAGCTTCGATCCAGCAATGATTCCCGGTCTTTCCCCAGGAATCTGATTCTCAAGGATTGCTCGCTTTAGGCTGTCTTCGATCAGGCCAAGCTGATTATCGGTCAAAGGTTTGTCAGGATGAACGATTGCCTCGTGCTGTTGAGAGACTGTTTCAGCCCGAGCCTTCTCGAAGTCAGTACGCCTGCGAATGGATTGACCCAGTTCTTCCACTGCTGCCAGTGCTGGACCGCGTTCTACTGGTTGTTTGAGCAGTTCACTGACGGGCACTTCAGCAAGCTTCCCTGGAGGCAATTGTTCCAGCAGTGCAGGAGTAGCCTTTATTTCGCCCCTGGATGGCTGTGGCTGCGTCTCAGGCTCTACCATGCTCAATCCAGAGGGTTCGCGCCTTGGAAGCGGTGGGAAGCCTTCAGGCGCTGGGATGGTGGCTTCCTGTGTTACCTGCGGAACTGGCTCTATGGGGGCAGCGGGCCTGATGGTTGGTTCGATGGGTGGAGGTGCCGGGGCTGGTGTTCTGGCACCCTTGCGTAGTAATGCCCTGGCTGCCGCACCGGCTCCCCCTAAAACGACTGGGAATGCAGACCCAAACAAGGCCCCCTGCATTACCCCTTCAAAGATTGGGGTTTTTAGTCCTGCCTGTTGTTCAGCGATATTCCCAGCAGCCGTACCCCCACCAAAGATCGCCCCACCTGCACCTGCTGACTTGAGCACTTGGGCAGCAGACCCACCACCCACAGGAACAGCGACTCCCTCAACTGCCCCAATCCCAGCCCCAGCAATCGCTACTTTACGAGCAATCTTGACTGCTTCGTCAGGAGTCTTGCCTTCAGCCATCGCTCGCAGTCCTGCCTTGAGGAATGAATCCCCTGCTGATTGCAGTCCAAACTGCGCAGCCAGTGCTGGCTTTCCACCACCCGCCATTTGACCAACAACAGAAGTGATTCCTGCACCCAACAAATTGCCAGCAACATCAGCAGCCTTTTCTGTAAACGTGGGTTCACCTTCGGAAGCCTGTAGCTTCTTCTGTTCTGACATGAGCAGGTACTTGAGCTTGTCATCTGATTGAGTCAGGGCGTACCCACCCATGGCAGCAGAACCAACGAAACCTTTTGTCACCCCTTCCCTGAAGTGCTGGAATGCTCCTTTAGGAAGTGTTTTGCGAACCTGTGTTTCCCTTTCCTTTTCCATCTCATAGATGGATGGGTAGTAATGTCCCTCGTACGTAATACCCTTACGTTCCTCGGGGGGAAAGTATTTACCAGAAAGTGTTGTGCCCTCATCCCGATCAACCAAATCATCGTACAGCCCATTTGTTTCGGAAGACTGTTTAGGTTCTTCCGCCTCCACCAAATCATCGAACAATCCCGTAGGCATTACAGGTCCTCTCCGTACGTCTGCTTGAATCGGGCGCGTACTTGATCAGCGATTCTGGGCCTGCTCTTGATCAAGTCCTGTGCCTCCTTGCGTGCTTCTGATTTGTCAGGTGTTGCAGATTTTGCAACAGTTGGAGCAGGCTTGGACTTGCTGGGAGACAGTTCAGAAATCGCTTCCATCACAATGTCATGTTGGGCTTTGATGGACTTCATTGACTCCGGGTCCCCAATTGCATTGTCCATCTGCTTGTTCAGTTCGGTTAGCTGAGTGCGTAACACCTGCAACTTTTGTGAGGGAGAGAGGGTTGTTTGTGTCGCTCGTTCCTGCGGAAGAACATGGACAGCCCCACTCTTACCACGAATCGCAAATCGTGGTGCCCCCTCAGTTCCAGTGATCTGTTCTGCCTTGATTGGCCCTGAATCTATTGCGGCTTGTGCTGGTGGGAACTTGAATTGACGGGGGGAAACCTGAATCAATCGTTGTCCACCAACTGTGGTTTCAGTAGGGGTGAATGGCTGGGATTGAGCGTATGATCTTGCGATACCAGCAACGGTTGCTGGGTTCTTGAAGTACATCTTGGGCGCCCATTTCATCAGTGCTTCCTGCACGGGAATCCCGCGCTTCCTGTCTGCATCGAAACCCAGCACTCCCTCCAACTGCATTGCTCGCTCAATCCCACGAGCAGCTTGAACTGAAGTCGCTTGCTGCTGGGCATTGATCTGAGCCTGCAATTCATCTCGTTCCCTGCGTCTCTGCGCTTCCTCATCAGCCTGCGCAATCCACCACGGCAATGGTTGTGGGGCTGCCTGAGAGCGTTGAAGCTGATCATTGACCTTGATGAATCCCTCTGGAATTGAAGAGTCAGCACCCGGTCCACGAATGATCAGGGAATTGGGATTGTAAACTGTGTCTCCAGCTTCAGTAGCCATAATAATCAATCACATCGTCGTAGTTCGTGAATCCACCATACCCATCATCGTAAGGGGCACCAGTGACAACACTTGGGTTGCTTGCGTAATCGTATCCGTAATCATACAACGCTCCACCTGTTGGGCCTGTCCCAAGGGCAATTGTTGGGGCACCGAATGAACCACCGGGTTCGTCTGCAAAGCTTGACCCAGTTGATCCACCCGTGAATCCCCCACGGCTTCCACCCCTGCTACCACCACTTCCCCCACCCAGCCCAAGGGATGCCCGGTAGTTTGCTCCTGATTCACCCAATGCAGCCAGATTGGCTTGCTGTCCCAATCTT